GTTCCTTACTGTAGCTACACAAGGGTTGCTTGCATGGCTTTTGACAACATCAACTGGATCATGCTGGTGTGGCTTGAAGTTGGTAGCGTAAGAGGAGAAAGCCATTTCGATAGAAATTGTAGCCGTCTTTGGAACAGCTACAAAAGAGAGGTTTGGTAGGTAGAGGGTCATTACATAAAAGCCGGGAGGGTGGGCCAGATTACATTGAGGGGGAAACCTTCTTGATCTGTGATGTCCAGCAAACCACGACGATAAGCAGCAACCGCTTCTTGTTGTTCAGCAGTTAGGTCAGACCAACGTAAGGGGTTCATAACGAAAGGGTCAACGTATTGAGCAAGGAGATTTGTACGGATTGTACGGGCTTCACCGTTTGCAGCAGCAAGGATTTCTGCCTCAGTGGGGGGGACGTAGGGTGCCGTGTTTGGGTCTGCATTCATAGCCGCATGAAGTACAACCACATCAATGGTGCTACCTGTGTCGTTGGGATCACAAGTGAACGGTATCCAACCTAAGGTTTCGTGTTCAATCTCACAGTCGATGCAGCAGATACACTTAAAGCTGTAGGCTTTGGATTTGCTGGAAATGCTAGGATCGAGAACATAGACGAAGTCGAGCTCACAGCTTCATCTGTATCTATCAATGATTTTCGCTCTGCTTATGCTCTGCAGGTATGGTGCGAACGTAACGCTATTGGTGGTTCACGTTATGTAGAGTCTATCTACGCACACTTTCAAGTACCAGTTCAGGATAGTCGATTGCAGAACGCTGAATTTCTCGGTGGCGGCCGTATCAAAGTACGTATATCCGAAGTAGTAAACACCGCATTTTCAGATAACGGTACCGACATTGTACCAGCTGGTAATATGGCCGGTCATGGCGTTAGCTATGGAGATACTAATCAGTTCAAGTATTTTGCTCCTGAGCATGGATTCTTCCTCGGCATTATGTCAATCATGGCACCAGCCACATATCAGCAAGGTCTGTCAAAGATGTGGAGAAGGCGCTCATTCTTGGATTATCCTTGGCCATCTTTCGCTAATCTTGGCGAGCAGCAAGTAGATAAAGCTGAATTATTTGTAAACGCTGCCAACCTTACTGAAGACTCAGACGGTACTTTGCCTCTATTCGGTTATCAATCTAGGTACGCTGAATGGAAACAAGCACAAAACAGTAACCACGGTAACTTTACCAGCTCACTATTGTTCTGGTCATTAACCCGGGTATTCCTTGACACCCCGGAATTAGGATCGGAATTTTTAAGATTTCCGGACGATGTTCAGGATCAGATATTTGCTGTAAATGATGGATCAGATAATTTCTGGTGCTATATCTACAACAATATCACGGTAGTACGTGCATTACCATACTATGGACAACCTTCAATCATTAAGTAATGGCAAAGGAAGTCAAAACTATGGCTTTGTATTCTAGGAATACTCAACCTAAGAAGTACTCTTTCAAAAAGGTACAAAAGGTAACAGTCCCTAATCAGTCAATGACCTTACGCGAAATTATTCGCAGATTCACACGCAAGGAACCATTGGCAATTGAAAAACAGGGATTCTACGAAACTCGATTTGGTGATCTTGACGCTCTTCAACGTATGGATATTACAGAGAAGATAGATGCTATCGATGCAATTCGTCAGTATGCACAAAGGGCTAAAACGTTGCTGGAAGAACGTGACAAACCAACACCGACAGCTCCTCCAGGCTGATCCACCTAAACCTAACGCTTAGGCTATAAACTGTCAATTTCTATAAACCCGGGCAACTGCCCGGGTTTTCTCGTATAACTCAACCAGCAAGCGTTCAAGCTTGCAAATTATTGTAAATCAATTAATTAACTAAAACATCAAAACTTACTCTAGCCGTAAACAAACGGCTTTTTTTATGTCTTAAACAAGGTGAATAGCGCAGTGAGCGAGGCCGACCCGAGCTAGGAGCGAGCCTGCGAGCGACGACGCGAGGCATTTGGCCGAGCGAACGCCCGCGCACCTTTGGGAGGCGAAGCCGACCCCACATAAAACACTCGTATCACGAGTATATGTCAGCGTAGCTCTAAAAATAAAGGAGGTACGTGACAGGTTGGCCCGGGCCCCACAAATCCCGTCTCGGGATTTGAAGGGTAGGCCACCTCCTCGTGCCCGTCTCGGGCACACCATTTCGAGGCCACCCGTCTCGGGTGGCCTCACCCTCACCACAGCGGCCGTTTAGGCCGCAGCGGCCAATGCGGGCCCCCAAAGAAGGGGCCCCGCGGCCGCAGACTGCGTAGGAGATCGCAGCGGAAACGTCTCGTTGTAGCGTAGAGCTCCGATAGCACAAAAGCATATTAACCCACTTGATATTAATATGCTAACTGACACCAAATTTCACTATCTTGGTGTCATGAAAAACAACAAAAATCAGGCTGTTCCAGCTCAAGGAGCTGAACACCTAACACAGGAACAAATCAAGGCTGCATTGGAAAGAGACTTCAAAGCCTTGCACGCATTGCTTAACATGGTCCGCAGTGAACCCCGGATTATGGACGTAGTCGCACAAGTGGTTCACGAAAACCGGGAGAATCACAAAACGGTTAAACAAGCTCAAACTCAAGAGTAATGCCGTTAGACCCAGTTACCGCAACTCAAGCAGTTGCCGGAGGCATGCAACTAGTTGGCAATCTTATAGGCCGTAAGGCCCAAGAGAGGTCTAACAAGCGAATGCTTAAGTATCAAGCAGCTCTCAATGAGAAGTATCTGCAAAAGCAGCTTGACTATAACTCACCAGCTGCACAAATGGCACGTTATAAAGAAGCTGGACTAAATCCGCATCTTATCTACGGCCAAGGTACACCCGGCAATCAAGCAGCTCCTCTGCAATCTCCATCCTTGGAATCGCCTGACTACCAAAACATCGCTAGCGATGTAATTGATCGCACAATGCAGGCAGGTCTCCAAGCCCATCAGGTTCAGGCAATAGATGCCAACACCGCTAAAGCGCAAGCTCAGACAGCTGTAGCTACATTCCAAGCTCGTGTACTTGAGGCTAATCCGAATCTTAACCCCATCGGCTATAATGCCATGATAGATTCGTTAAAGGCTACAGCCGAAACTAAGCGCGCGGAAGCAATAGTAGCAAAAGATAAAGCGCTATGGTGGAAACATTTAGGTGATGTTCCCGGCGGTGGAGTATATCGTAACGGATGGCGTCAGATGGACACCGAACTCAAACTTTTGGATCAGAAATTTAACCTTTCCAAGTCTGACCTTAAGGTAAAGGCTGAAATCATTCAGTCTAAAGAGTTTCAGAATGCACTCCAAGAGATTCAGCTCAAATGGATGCAGAACGCGGAGATTACTCCGCAGCACATTTATCAGTTTATTACTATGTTGTTAATGAAAATGATGTAATCATGAAAAAAGGAAGAAGACGTTATTCGAAGAAAGGCCGTAGGTCATACAAGAAAGGAGGCCGGATTAGCAACCGCTCATCATATACAATGCAACGCGGTGGACGCAAGCTATAGATGGAATGCGTAACACCACGATATCTACACCAACGAGACATCACCGTCCCATGTGGCCGGTGCGGTTTCTGTCTAGCAACCAAACGATCCGATTGGGTCAATCGGTTGATGGTCGAGTGGAAACACGCATTACAGGCCCACTTCGTTACACTTACGTACGCAAATCCCTACTTGAGATTCCGTTCTGGCAAACCGCAACTGGTAAAATCAGATATGCAAAAGTGGCTAAAGCGGGTACGCAAAGCAGGACACAAGTTTCGATACTTCGCAGTTGGCGAGTATGGTAGCCAGACCTACAGACCTCATTATCATGTACTGGTATTCGGCACAGTACCTGAGCAGGCACTACGTAATGCCTGGGATAAAGGAATTGTACATGTAGGTACTGTAACGCTTCAATCTGTTGCCTACTGCGCAAAGTATGTAATCAACTCTAAAAACACGTTTATGAAACAAGGACGAGAACCACCATTCGCTACTATGTCAAAGCGCCATCCATCTGGAAAAGTAGGTCTCCCCGGCGGATTGGGTTATCAATATCTTACCCAAGCCATGAAAGAGTGGCACAAGTCAGGGCGCAAAAACTACATGGTTGTGGATGGCTCTAAGCGGCATCTCCCCCGCTACTACAAGGAGAAGATATTCAGTAAAATAGATCTTGTTAGGATTTCTAACAGAGCACAACGCGACAGCCTCGAAAGCTTACGCGCGGAACTCTTAAGGCTTGGCAAGCACCATCCTAACGCGATGGAATATCGCGAACAGAGAATGCTGGCACAGTCGAAACGGATCAAAGACAAGTCAAGGCAATTTTTAACCATTTAATTATGTACAAAGGTAATACGACCGTTAAGTTGAACTCGGTCAAAAAATCAAAGTTCGATCTATCACACCGTAAAAGGTTAACAACTAGAATGGGAAGGTTAACGCCTATTCTTATTCAGGAAGCTATTCCGGGTGATTATATGCGTGGACAATCTGAAGTGTTGACACGCGTTGCTCCAATAGCGTTACGTTCGCACCATACCTGCAGAGCATAAGCAGAGCGAAAATCATTGATAGATACAGATGAAGCTGTGAGCTCGACTTCGTCTATGTTCTCGAT